CCGCAGATCACTTCTTTAACGAAAGCTGCTGACATATCTAATTCACCTTGCATGATCTTACCAAAGCGAATATAAACGTCTAGACCTTTCTCAGCAGGAAACTTCTTGAAGGTGTAAAGAAAGTCTTGAACTTCACCTTCGTTATTTTTATAACCTTCAACGGTTACTTGTTTAGTCATAAGAGCCATTTGAATCTCCTAAATTCGTATGGTTAAGAAAAGATACTTGTTACTTTATTGCTAATACTGCTAATCAAAGAAGCTGCGGGGGAAGTTGATCCGCCAACAGTGTAGACATCAACATCAAGACATTGAATTGTCCAGATGCGGCTGCTGATAGTAGCGTCAAAGCTTACATCAGCAAACTTGCGTACATAGGCTTGAGTAGTCTTGAAGATGCTACGACCGCTGTTATCTTTCAGAAGAATCTCACAACGACCTGTAGCAGATTGAGTGTCTTGAGTTACGATCTGAGAAAGAATATAATTCCACTCAGAAGAAAAGGGCATATCGATAACAATAGTTGCGCTATTGTCGTAGTTTCTTGAGCGAGTATGCCTTCCACGGATACCTTTGATGACATTGAACTGTTCAGCATCACGACTGATACCAATACTGTTCCAGCCAGTCAAGGTTGCACCGCCAAGGATAAATATAACGGCTTCAGGGCTATAAGTTGAAATGTCAGACATTATAGCAATCCTGATAAATTAGGGATAGCACCAATGATACCGTTGGCAATATCCTCAGAAGTAGATGATGCTCCATAGTTATTACCAAATACAGTAGTAACTCCAGTAGCTTTAATAGTCCAAACCCTCGCTTCAACATTCTGGGAGAATGAAAGAGTTGGTTGACTCTGAACCCAGCAAGAGGTGGCGAAGAATAGGCTTGAACCTTTAGTGTCCTTGATGATCAAAGGGAACATTGCAACGCCGGTAAGCTGATCTGCTACACTCAGGTACTGCAAGACTTCACTTGACTTGCTCACAGACTGAAGAGATAATGTGACAGTGTAGGTATTACCAGGTGTTTTCATCCTGTAGACTTGACCATCGGCACTTACGGTAGTGTTAAACAGATCAGAGTCTTTAGTAACTTCAATAAACGTCCCATCAGTAACATCTTCAACTTGCAGAAGACCTGCAATGAAAACATAGACAGAGGATGGATCGTACATTGCATAGGCCATATTATCTCCTTATGGAGAGAGGGGAGAAAAACCTCCCCTACAGCCCCTTGTTTCTTATTTAAGCGTTACGAATCCAACGTGCAGCGATAGGATCACCACCAAAACCAACAACTTCGTCAGCAGTGGATTGCGACATCTTGCTATTACCGCCGAGAGTGTCTTCAAGCTTATTAACCCGAACCATCCACTCACGGTTGTTCATACCATTACCGTAGGTTGCAGAAGGCTTACGAGCTACATAAGCTTCATAACCATAATGAAGGCTACGACCACTGTTATCTTTGATAGTAATAGAGAATAGATTTTCGCTGCTGATGTTACGAATGTCGTTGTGGAAAAGAGCATTCAATACATCATTGCTTTCAGAAGTTTGCTGAAGAGGAATGGTGATATCTGCCTTGTCCCAAACAGGGTTGTAGATACGGGTGGTGTTACCATAAGCGCCTACAGATTCATTCCAAGCATCGGTACGCTCAATGCTTACAATTTGATCTTCGCTTACGCCAGTCACGATGTGAGAGAAGCCGTTTCGTTCAAGAATGATAACAACATCAACTGGATTATAAGTAGCTAGTGCATAATCTGACATTTAATTTCTCCTATCAGATGGTCACGGTGCCAACGATAGTGACCTTACGGATACTACCTGCAAGCACAGCAGTAAACTTGAAGTCACCAGCGATACGCTGAGCACGTTGGTTCTCAGGAATGTCAGACACACGGGGAACTTGAATTGTGTATGAGGAATAAAGACCGTTCTGAACACCAAGGGCCAAAACAGAACGCATCTGAGCTTCAACTTTGGTAAAGCCAGCATCAGTGTAAGGCACTTTTGGCTGACGAACCAACATACCAAACACCGATTCTTGCATACGAGCGATGGTCCAAAACTCACCAATCTTCTGATCAATTGGGGTATTGTCCAGCATATCAGCGTTGCGAGTAATGTTTACACCGCCGACAGTGGTGTAGTAAGCTACGTTATTAGCAACTAGATTGGTCCGAGCAGTATCAGTTAGACGATCAGCAGGAACGCCTTCAAGCGTCTTAAGCTCCCAGTCATTAGCGCCGGGTACATAGGTGAGTTGACTACCGATCCAAGCAGCTTCAGGGAAGTAAGTATCTGCTTGGCTGTGATAAATAACTGACGTTTGATCATAACCAAGAGCTTTTAGCCGGGCACCAACGCTAGTACCGGAAGTGGTAATGGTTGCTGGGTCTTGAGTAGAAGTAAAGTAAACTTTCTTGGTGCCTGAAATATAATTAGCAATACCACTAACATCGGCATACTGGTGACTAGCAGCTACAACAGCAAACCAGCTATCGTTTTCAGCAGAGATATTAGTTAGAGCAGTTGGGTAGTCTTCAGTGGTAAGCTTACGACCAACTACAACGGTAGTAGGAGCATTGTCTTGACCAAAGATTTTAGTACCCATAGTACCGACAACAGAGCTTGCAGCGAAGTCAGCTAGAAGAGCATCCTGGCTACCATACACACGAGCACGGCTGTCAGTGAAGTTAGTAAATTCCGCTACAATTAGGGGAATGGAGAATTCAGCAGTGGTAATTACTTGCGTTTGTGCAGTAATGTTTACACTGACAATTTCGTCAATTTGAGCCATTGTGTTATCCTATGTTTTCTGGGATGTAGTAAGTTCTTTTATTTTCATATGTCTCATCTACAACAATGACTTGTTCGATGGGATCAATATTTTCTTGCGTGACGTAAGCGTAGGCAAACACAACGTCAATGTTAAAACCATCTACCCATTGCGTCTCTCTCTTCTGAGGTAAGTACCTGATCTGAGAAGTACGCATTTTGGAAAGATTGTTTTGATTTAAAAATTCCCAGAAAATAGGGGAATTTAATCTTTGCTTAAACAAGTGAGCTAAGTCACCTGATTGACTGCCCCTAAAGCTGAACTGAACAGTTGCTTCATAGGTGTTTAGTGTTGAATATACAATGACATCACCTGACGCATTGTATCCCCAAGTATTTGTTTCTCTACCTTGCTCTTCTAGCTCAATAACAAACATTGAAAGGTAAGAAGATTCAGGCTCAAGGTTATCCATGTTTCCCCAAAGGATTGCACCAGAAGCATCTAATGCTGGGAACATAGGAGCGATACTATCATAGACAGCATCTTGTAATTCTGTATAAGCTCCCATGGAAACCTCTTATTTTGCGGAGATAAGCTCACGAGATGCAATAGCATGCGTGTGATCCAAAGTACCCATCCGATAGCTACGAATACGCATTACTTTGTAACGTTCGCCTGCATAGACAACTTCATCTGCTTGATGACTATCAGCGCCTTCACGAGCAGTACGAATTAAGTCAGGAGTAGCCATATAAAGCTTGATCCACTCTTTTGTACGATCTGCTTCAGGCAGAAGTTGCAAGTCTTTAAAGTTAAATGGCTGAACGTTAGCTTGAATAGTGAACTCAACTTCAGCGCCCGGAACAGGGCGACCTTTAACAACAGTAGGCTTACCTTCTCGGAATACTTGGACAGGGATAGTCTTAGTTAGAGTGAAGCTAGGTAAACTCATTATCTTCCCTACTACTT